AATAACCTCGTTTCACATTCCTATTTTGCTTTTGCAAGGGTTCATGGGAGTCGCAGTAGTACCAGTTAAGCCTGTCTCATTTGAAAGGAGAAGAAAAAGCAGATCATGCCCAATGGAGGTTGAACATCACGAAAGCCCTGAACCCAAATATATAGGAGGATACTACTCCCATGAGCCCTTGCAAAAACCGCCGAAGCCCCGGTCTACACCCCAGAACCTCGGCGATTATGTTCCGTTTCGACTTAACTGCGCATACAAATGCACTTATACTTATCTCGGAGGTTGACCTGTAACTCATTTGAATCGTTCATTCTACTAAGAAAGGTGGTGATATAGAATGGACGATATAATTCGGATTGATAAAGTCACTTACGATGACTTTACCAAGGTCAAATTTGCTCCTGTATCTCGTGAAGAGATCTTGGAGAATATTACGAAGACTCTCCTGTGGATTGCAGATAAGTGCAAAAAGCTGGAGTTAGATCGAACCGTATAAAATGTAAAAACGTCAGTACCTACACACCACGTGGATACTGGCGTTTTTTCTTCTTAAAGCCCAAATATCAATTTTCCCTCCGGGGAAATATCAAAGACCGGCGCGATTTGAGAGGGGGTGTCGATTTTGAGACCCCCTCCCTATGGTTTACGCGGTTTGGCCGAGCGTGT